GTGTCGAGTGCATTATATTAAAAGTCATAATTCTCGTATTTTATTGGCTGTGGATTTACAACACGAAAATCAGTTTTCTCTGCATCCCACGAATGGTATTCCAAACGACGCTCATTATAATCAGGAAATCCCTTCAACATCACATTAAAATCAATTGCAAGTTTTTTACACAAATCGCGATAATTGTCAGACTCTTTAAGCATCTGAGCAAATATTTGAGTAGGAGTACGACTATCCAATCTAAGCATATCACGATAAACAAAATAACACATCTGGTAAGACACAGGATTAGTAAACATAGTGTCCCATGCCTGTCCAATAGCTCTAATTATCGTATCAAACGGCAGACTACTAGTCGGAGCCAATAACTTAGAAACAGTTTCAGAACACTGCTTAAATGGCAACACCGGGCAATCAGGCCCAGATATAAAATAACGTTTTAAAAATTTAGGTCCAACTACTCTCAATTCCCCCGAAACAGGGTCAGGAACTGACAAAAACACTTTATGTGCCATTTTATCTTGAATTATCATACCAAATAACTCAAGAGAAATTTGTGCAAATGTATCTTCATTCAACACATGCTCCAATTTTGCAGGCGCACACCACAAATGGTCATCACCGTAAACTGCAATCAAAATAAAACCCAACTCCAACGCACGCATAATTTGTTTACTCAGAGCAGGATACAATCTCATTGTGTGACACAAATACACACAAAAAGTAAACGTTGTTATAAAAGATCCAGCACTACTAGTCTCTTTACCACCAGAATACAATATTCCTTCTAAAATGCGCCACACATTCCCAGTATGGCACGTTGGACGCACAACCATATTGAATAACGCCTGCGCATTAGCAACAAGAAACATATGCTGTTGTTGAGGTGTCATATTTTCCCAATCATAATAACACACATTAGTTGATTGATAAAGCATCAACAAATAATCTTTAATATGTTTATCATGACCTACATAATCTCCTTCATACCAACGCATTCCTTGCATATCATAATGAAAGTAACGAGCAAACTCCAAAGCTCCACCATTCCACCACTTACGACCAATATTCATTGTATTACCACGCTCGAGTTTAATTCGAGGGCCATTAATCCAAGTGGAATGTAATTGATTAAGCGTATTAGTAGTATTAAATTCTCGTTTCTTATTAGGCAACTTCATTAGCCCATCCAATGTACGTGCATATCCACACTTACGCTCAGCCTTTATCTTAATCACACAATATGATGGTAAATAAGGACTTCCGCCATCACGAACATCACGTACCCATTTAAGATGAGTCTTCATAGCATGAGGCAATTGTTCTATTTTTTTTCCAATTGGTGAGATTCGAATTGACGTCTCACCATCAACAAAAGATTTGGATTCCCCAGGGCGTATACCAGAGCTAGCCATCAAATTCATTTCCTGAACACACGCAATTGGATTGTACCCAAACGGTACTTTCTTAAAATTGTGTGTAGAGCGATAGAACGTATAAAACAACATATTCAACGCTTCAGGAAAATATTTTTTTGCAATATCATAGCCAGCATCACGAGTACTATTATCAACAGAGAACTCCTCAAAATTCGATAATATATTCTCTGAAGTTATAGACTCAGTTGTAGCACACCAACTTGAATAACCATATCTCTTACCATTACAATAGTGGCTATACGATAATTGTTTAAAACATAACTCAAACAAAGTAGGAACAACTCCAACTTGAGAGACCAAATTATCACTCTCACTTCGCCATATGAATTTATCAACATTCATACTAAATCGACTAAAATACCACTTATCAATTCGCTGAGTCACAGATGCTAAAAAAGATGCATCAACACGAGGTATAGTACGAGGCATATTATTATAATCAAATTGTGGCCGTATTACCGACGAGTCCAACTTAGTACTCGCACGCATCAAATTATCAAGATGCGCAGTAATATTAGGCGCCAGATTTTTTACAACTTGCCGCCCATTAATACTATAATCACGAGTTAATTGAGCAGTCATTTCACCATACAAAATTGCTAACCTACGTGAAACACCACCTACACATCGCGAAATTGTAAAAGGTAAAATTGGGTCAATACCAGAAACATGTAAATCACATGTGCATTGATCATGATTTTCACAATCATTTAAAGTGAATGTTAATTGCATTCGAGGAGGACCCTTCCTATAAAAAAGAAACTTCAATAATGTCGTAGAGAGATACGTTTGATAAAAATATCGATAATCAAACCACAGTCCGAGATATTGACGATGAAAAACTAGATTTTGTGTCACGTCCAGCG